TTTTCATGCTATATAAACTTTGATTTCTACCAAGCGTGTTGGAACACTGCGCTACATCCCTGCAGCTACTTAGATATACTCTCTAGATCTCAAAATGTTCCTTGCGAGAACATAATGGTGTCATATTACAGACACATAAGGCAATTTCACATGAACACCTGACAAGCTTTTGCATTTATTAATTTTTGATGTTAATAAACAATAGCATAATCCAGGATGTGTTGTCAGAATATAGCTTCCTGCCTTTTGAGCAAGACGTACTATGACATCCCAGTGTAGATTACCAGTCTACGAGTGAATTAAGACCCTGTTACCAGGCCTTTATATTCACTTGGTCAACGCAATTTGACTCTTGGTGGAATCATTTCACATATTCCTACGAGTATTCCTATTGTGGTTTCCCACTCAACAGCGTATGCTAACACTGTACACTCTCAGAGATTTCTCCATCAAGTGTGTTGCTCGTATGCTTACATGGCCAGAATGAGTGTCACCACCCACCTGTGCATATAGCGTTGTTCACACTATACACTTTATACCTATCACTAGGTTTATCCTATGACCATAAGCAGCCAATCGCCCTGGCAAGCCAAGGAAATATCTTAAAAGACTTTAAATAATAATGATAGATTCATAGGACCTATCCACCCTAGATGGTTACTGTAGTACCAACAACTGTAGTTTGTTAAAAAATACCTCATAGTCTCTAGACATTACTGTCCTTGTAGGCGTGTACTGACGCCTCGTTGTTCAAGAATATCTCTATTCTCTACACTATGAGCAGGCCAATGGGGGACTTGAACCCCCATTTTTACTCAAGACCCATATGTTGGCCTAACATAGGTGTCTGTAGATATCATACAGACTCTTCCTGAGTAACGTGCTACCCTTGCACTAACTGGCTATGTAAGGCCAAAAAACAATGGTTTATGCATCACCATAAAGCAGTAGCTAAATGAAGTCTAACTACCAGAATCCTTTACTTAGTCTATTAACCTAGCGAATATTCTAGGCTCTACATTCAATCTCTAGTCTACGTGAAAAATAAACAACCCACAACTGAACAACAGCTGTATCTATAGCTATCTAATGCCACCAAATTATTGTATTTTCAGTGGTTTAGAAATATTGAAATAAAAAAATGTGTGTGTCTGCCCCTGACAGTAACACACACATAAATAGGTGAAAGCTTTTTATTTGACAGAGATAAAGCTTAACTCTGGATGAGACTTACGCATTGCGCACGTCTTCTGCTGTAGTGATAGCATCTCTGATACTATTCACAAGTACAACAGTTCCATCTAGCATGAAGGTAGCTAGCATAATTGTAGTTTCGATACCATTAAGAGTATCAAATTGACAAAGGAACCACCTGACAACTTGCTGTCGTCAGGTGGTGTCTTGGCATTAGAGACTTGCCAAGGTAGTCAGTGGACTCTCGCCAGTGCCACTCACGTTAACCAAGCAGGCTTCATCGAGAGAAGCGTTCTCTTCGATTAAGAAAGCCATTGGTTTAGAGGTGTCAATGCTCTGTTGGCAACGATAGAAATTACCATCTTCGTCCAGAACAGAGAGCTTGTTCGTAGCTTTCTCACCCTTGTCGTAGCGCACGACTTGGATAGAGTTTACACCAATCGCTTTTTTGAACGCGTTTACAGTCATAAATGTGACTTTGCTTCTAGTACTCATACTTTAAATTTTAGAGTGTTATGAAATAAATACAGCTAAATCTATGGGGGTGAGCGTAGCTTCGACATGGTGGTGGGGACCTTCGCTGGACTACCCTTCACAACTTCTAACACACAAGTCAAATTTTTGGGGTAGAAAAAATTTTTAATTTTCCCATAGAAAAATTTGGTGGATAAAAAATAATAATTAAATTTGTTAAGTTTAAACATTTAAAGTATATTATATTATGACAGTAGAACAAGTGGCCAAGGTGGCACATGAAATTAACAAGGTGTATTGTGAGGCATTAGGTGATATGTCTCAGCCTACATGGGAGGATGCTCCAGACTGGCAAAAAGGGTCAGCTATTAGAGGAGTGGATTTTCATCTTAATAACCCAGATGCCACTCCAGAACTTAGTCATGAAGTGTGGTGTAGGGATAAGGCAGCTGAGGGTTGGAAGTGGGGACCAGTGAAAGACCCTATTAAGAAAGAACATCCTTGCTTTGCTTTATATAGTGAACTACCTTTAGAGCAAAGAGTGAAGGATCATTTATTCAAACAAGTGGCTAATAGTTTAAAACCATATATACAATAATATGAGACATATGATACACAAATGTAAAGTGCAATGCCACACAGTGAATCCTACAGAAATGGATCTACTTGGTATAAAAGAAGACGAAGGCAAGTGGTTGCCATTTGCTATTGACATGGGGATCATTAATGCTATTAAGATGAGCAATGATGAGGCAGATGGTCCCACTTATAAATGTGCCACTATATTTTGCACAGATGGCAACTCATTTATACTTGACACTCCTTATCATGAACTAGTTGAGAAGTGGGAGGATTATGTTAGGTCTATATGGGAACAGGCAGAACCTAGTGATGACGATGAAGAAACATCCCTTTAATTAACAATAAAAACCAACAAGTATGTCAGAAGAACAAAAAGTTCCAAGCAAGGAAGAAGTGTTGTCTTTCTTAGCAGAACAAATTGAAGTGAAGTCTAAACAGTATGAGCTGCAAGAGCTTAACACTAAACTGGCTGTAGCTAGAGCTGAAGAGCTTAAAGCTTTACAGTTTATTGGCACTCTTACAAATCCTCAATCAAGTGCACCACAAGGAGTGCCTTATAATCTTACACAAGAAGATCTTGATAACAACCCAGAGTTGGTTGAAGCAGGATTGCAAGTGGGAGATGAAGTGTTGAGATCTGAAGAACCAGCTCCAGCTCCTAAATCAAGAAACCTTAAAAAGTAAATCAGAATGTCCCCCATCTACAGACTTAAGGATTACAGGGAAACGTTTAAGTTTGAAAGAGAACATCCCAAAGAACTTCGATGGGATGACTCTTATAAATTGTATATGTTACAAGAGGAAAAAAATTTCCAGGGGATATGGCTTAAAGATAAGTCTGAGTTGGTGGGAGAAATCTTGTTGTCGTGGCAATCAACCAACGTGCTGCACATAGAAAGTTTCACTGTACTACCAACACACAGAGGACAAGGTTTAGGTCATGATCTTGTAAAACTTGCTATAGATTGGGGGACAAATTCTGGTTATGAGTTTCTTACAGGGGAAGCTCGTAAGGGAGCTAGCTGGAAGATATTTGAAAACTTTGGTGCTACACCTATATTGTTGTACAAAAACTGGTCAAATACCAAAGAAGATTATATGAGTTTTAAATTAGAGTTATAATGGCAGTAGTAAATCAAGTGGATAAAAGAGTAAAGATTGGTAAGTGGGGTATTGTAAAATACCAGCTTGTCACTCATTGCTATTTGTCTAACATCTTTGTCAGCGATTCTGAATTAGATTGTCTTACATATTTAGCTATACAAGGGGAACAAGAGCTTACAAGTTTTTGTAATATTATTCATGAAAGAAAAATATTTTCTTCTCCACAGAGTGCTAGAAACTGTTTAGCTAAGTTGGAAAAAAAAGGAATGATTGTTAAAGAAGGAAAAAATAAAAAGAAAATACTAATTAATCCTGTTTTGAATATTCATGCTAAAGGAAGTATTTTACTTGACTTTAAATTTTTAAGCATTGAATCCTAAAAAAGCTAAAGAGTTTATACCAGAAGTGGCAAGCTCACTGGGACAGTCTGAAGATGTAGTGGAGGCAGTTGTTAGATTTTATTGGCAAGAAGTTAGAAAAAATCTATCATCTCTAAAACATCAAAGAGTACATGTTACCAATCTTGGTGATTTTGTTGTTAAGCATTGGAAGATAGAAGAAAAAATAAAAAGACTAGAACAGTGGGAGGAGAACAACAAACAAAAAGGATTACAACAAATGACAGCTAGATTTAAAACAGCTGAAAGTTTATTTGATCTTAAGAATTTAAAAAATTTGATGAAAGACGAAGAGCAAAGAAAAGATTTTATTAAATTACATAAAAGAGGAAAAAATGAGCCTAAGAGAAAACATAATAAAAATTTGGAAAACCAAGGGCCAGATTCTTGAAGGAATCACCAACTCTATTTTTAAGAAGGAAGATGTAGAAGAGATTGCACAACAGAGAATGCAGATTTGTATGAATTGTGCACTTTATGACGTGCAAGGATCTGGATGTTTTGTTTCTGGTACACAACCTTGTTGTAATCAAGATATGGGTGGATGTGGATGTTCTCTATCACTAAAGACAAGGGCTCTTTCTTCTGCATGTCCTCTTGGTAAATGGGCAGCTGAACTTACAGAGGAAGAGGAAGATAAATTAAAAGAAAAATTAGGACTATGAGTATATTAAAATTCACAGCACATGATCATAAATATGTTAGCGATGATGATATAAATTGGTTAAGTGTTACAAGCTTCATTGGAAATTTTAAACAGCCATTTGATGCAGACTCTATAGCAAAAAAATGTGCTGTAAGTAAAAAGAGTAAGTGGTATGGTATGACACCAGAAGAAATAAAGTTGGCTTGGAAAGCTGAAGCTAAAAGAGCCACTGACTTAGGGACATGGTATCATAATCAAAGAGAAGCTGATTTATGTGAGATAGGAAATATGGAAAGACATGGAACAACAATCCCAGTTTTTAAACCCATTGAAGTTGATGGGGTTAAACATTCTCCTGAGCAAAAATTAAAAGATGGCATTTATCCTGAGCATATGGTTTACCTGCGTTCTGCTGGGGTATGTGGTCAATCAGATCTTGTGGAGGTTGTTAATGGACAAGTGCACATTACTGATTATAAAACAAATAAAGAAATTAAAGTTGAAGGATTTACTAATTGGGAAGGGGTCACTCAAAAGATGGCTCCTCCTGTTGCTCATCTTGACGATTGTAACCTTAACCATTACGCTCTTCAGCTTAGTATGTATATGTATATTATTCTTAAGCATAATCCTAAGCTTAGCCCTGGTACCCTTACAATTCATCACATTCTTTTTGAAGAAGCAGGAAGAGATCGTTTTGATAATCCTATATCTGCTCTTGATACTTATGGGAATCCTATTGTCACTGATGTAATACAATATGATCTACCCTATCTTAAGAAAGAAGCAATTGATTTAATTCATTGGTTGGAAGATAATAAGCATAAGTTAAAAGCAAAACACTAATGGAGAAACAAAAAAAAGTTTTTAAGAATGAGATTAAATATAATGTCACTCTTAATGAAGAACAAAAAGAAGTGAAGAGATTGATTAGAGAAAGTCAAATTGTAGTGGTGACAGGTAGGGCAGGTTGTGGTAAAAGTCTTGTTTCTGCGCAGACAGCTCTTGATTTTTTATTTAAGAAAGAATATGAATCAATATATGTTACACGTGCAGCTGTGGAAGTTGGGCATTCTCTTGGCTTTCTTCCTGGTAGCCTATCTGAGAAATTTGATCCTTACCTCGAAGCGTTTCAGGAAAACTTACTTAAATGCTACGATAAAGTTAAGATTGAAGAGCTTATTAGTGCAGGAAAAGTTAAAGCACTTCCTGTACAGTTTATACGTGGTAAGACCATTGATGACATACTTGTTGTTGAGGAAGCTCAGAATCTTACGAAAGCAGAAATGTTAGCTATTCTTACTAGACTTGGAAAGAATGGTAAAATAGTAATTAATGGAGATAATGAGCAAAAGGATATTAAAGAGCCATACAATGGTTTATCGTATGTAATAGAGTTGAGTAAAAAAATACAAGAGATACAGCATATTAAACTTAAACATAACCATAGGAGTGATCTTGTGGGTAAAATTTTAGAATATGAATACTCAGGAAAATAACATTCCTTTATTACAAGAAGTACTAAATGAATATGAAATGGGGACTCTTGATTTAACTCAAGCAGCACGTAAGTGCTATCTATCTGAAAGAGAAAGGGCATCAGGCAGAGTGACATGGATTCATAACGATGAGCTTAAAGGACAACTACTTTTAAAAAAGATGTCTGGTAATAACACTAAAGATTTATTAAAAAATACTAAGATGATATGATGCTACAATTAAATCCCACTATAGATGTTAAAACACCTTTGGGTGATGGAGAAGCATTTTTTATTATTGATTATGGAGTGAATGTAAACACTGTATGGGTGTGTAGAATGGCAGGAGGAGAAGTAAAGCATTTTTACTCAGATGACATCAGAATTTATGATAACCCAATGAATGGAAGTGGATGGGATGTAGTAACTAAAATACCCCCAACAGCAAAACGTAATATGGACTTTTTAAAAGGAGGAAATAATGATAAGACTATTTGATATACAGAATGGAAAAGTGATAGCAAGTGAACACTGTTATACTCTTAAATTTCTTAAGGACATTATGGATGCGTATCCAGACGAATATTTGCGTATATATGCGTATCTATTTTATATGACATGCCCTAATCCAGACATGAACCCATTCTTTGATGTACCAGAAACAGATAAAGAACATCTTGTTCTTAAAGAAATAGATGCAGATTTCAGCACTGATGATGATTTGATATTCACTGCTCTTAAAAGATGTGAGCAGCTTTACCAAACTCCTACATATAGAGCTTACCAAGGTATTAAAATATTCTTGGACAATATGGCTAAGAGTATGGCAACAGAACAACTTACGTTTGGTAGAGATGGGTCTAGTCCAGCTCTTCTAAGAATGGCTGAGAAGTATGACCAAGTGAGACAATCATTTAAAGGTGTATATAGAGACCTTATGGAGGAACAACAATCTTCTGTACGTGGTGGACAAAACTTAGCTTACGATCAATAATATGGATAGAATAAGAAGACAATCAGAAATAGATTTTTTTAATTTATTTACAAATGCAGAATGGTCAACAGAAAATGAAGATATGTTTGACCATATTGACCTTAAAGTTGGAGGCGTGGGGATTGATGTAAAAGGAATTAAAAGATATAGCATGAAAGATGCAGAAGCTAATCCTGAAATTCATTGGGTGGAGTTTCAAAATGTAAATGGTCAAAAAGGATGGATGTATGGAAAAGCTGACTACATAGCATTTGAATTAATAAATGAATTTTTATTAATTAAAAGAGAAGATCTATATAACTTCTGCAAAGAAAAAATTGTAGATAGAAAAGTTAAAGACACTAAAGGATTTTATACTCTTTATAGAAGAAAAGGTTGCAAAGATGTTCTTAGTCTTGTTTTAACAGAAGACCTTTTAAAATTACCAAATAAGATTCTTAGAAAAGATACTATATATGATACAGAAGATTTTTTTCAGTCTAATTTTATCTCTTAGTGTTAGTTTATCAAATGCGCAAAACTCTAAAGATACAATAGTAAGAAAAAAATATCTTGATTCTATTAAGAATGAATTGGCTTCTTACACTGTAGCGTCATATCAGTATTTAAACTGGTATGATAGATCCCAGGAAGAATTAAGAAAAATAACACAGAGATATACCATAGGACAACAGCAATTTAATTATGTTCTTGAACTTAAAAGAAAACAAAATATTTACAGTGGTATAGCATTGTTAGGTTTAATGGTGATATCGTTTACGACAATTGTAATGTTTAATAAAAATCATTAATTATATGAAACAAGAAATTTATTTAGATGAAGAACCTTTTTACAGACCTCATGACATGGCTTATTTAGAAGATTGGGTGTTTCATTTTAGTTCATTTAGAAATGAGTGGGCTGCTGTTCCACGTGAAACCTATAATGAGTATTGGAGCGAGTATAATCATCCTTCTGTAATTAGAAGTAAAAACTTAAATGGTCTATTAGATTTATTACACAAATCTAAAGGGGACATGGAAGTTATAAATAAGCTAATTGATAATGGTTAATTTTAAAGATGTCCCCACTTATGAAAATGGTCAGTGGACCATTACTTCTTTTCCTACAAGAGAAGACTTTAGGGATTATTTGCTTACACTTTTTAAAGAACCAGGTAAATATAACTTTGATGATGCAACATTAATATTTAATGCTGAAGCTCGTAAGTTTCAAAAACAAGGATATTATTGTCAAGCCCCATTTAAAAGTAAAGACTTTATGGCCTACTGGGATGACCAGAAAATGAAATGTAAATCAGGCATTATTGTCAAAAATGGTTCAAATGAATGGTATATTAGTCGTGACTATTACATGTGGCTTAACTTTCTTCCCATTTATGACAAGGAGGAGAAAAGGTTTGACTTTGCTAAAGTGAGAGATGCTCAGTATCACATGGCTTTATACGAGCATTTAGCAGAGCTACATTGGAAGCATGCAGTGATTTTAAAAAAACGTCAGATAGCATCTTCTTATTTCCACATGGCTAAGCTTATAAATCAGTATTGGTTTGAAGAAGG